GCTCTTGAGAATAGACATTCATCTAATCTTTCAGGTACGCCATATTGGAATTGTTGCAATCCCATAGTGCCACTACCATTGTTATTGTCAAACTGGACGTTATACGTAATTCCTTCCCAGACTAACACCATAACATAATATCGTTTAGAATATTCGAGTAAAGCCCGTTATATCAAGGTTTTGTGCAATTCGTGATTTAGTATCATCGAGCATAAATAAGCGACTTTTAGTATGTATAAGCGACAAACAAGCGACAAAAATTAGCCCGTTTCCGGGGTTAGTCTTTGTGGCTTTAATCTTATTTGATTATTCGTTTACCGCTTTATCCGTGCTGAACAGCTTCATTTCCACGGCTTGCATTGCTTTAACTTCACTTGCGGCGAAAACGTGGCTGTATGTGTCGAGTGTGGTTTTCGTTGTGCTATGCCCTAACCTGTCCGCTATGACCCTTGCCGTGACATCGGAATTTATCAATAAACTTGCGTGAGTATGGCGCAGGCTATGCAGGTGTATATCGGGCAACCCGGCGGCTTTTACAATGTCCTTTAACTTGCGGTTTAGGTTTACGCCGTTCAGATAGTCCCCGCGCAGGTTTGTAAAGATTATGTCGTCGGGGTTTTTCCATACTTCCCGAAGTGAAGCGCGGTATTCCTTTTGACGTTCCCTATGTTCGGATAAGAGTTTCAATATATATGCCGGAAGTACAATTCGCCTTGTGCTGTCGGCGGTTTTTGTTGTCTGCCGTACAAACTGCCCGTTATGCCGTACAAGGGTATGTTGGACAAATAACACGCCCGTATTAAAATCCAAGTCCGACCAATGGAGCGCAGTTAATTCCCCCGAGCGAAGCCCTGCCGCCAAGAACAGGTTTATTATAACTTCAAGCTGAAAGTCGCTTTGCTCATGGGCGGCGACAAGCAATAAACGGCTTTGTTCTTCATCGAGGAAAGCGGCGGGCGGGGTATCCACTTTCGGCGGCGTTACCAGCTTGCAGGGGTTACGGCGCATTATCTCTTTTCGGCAAGCCGCCGTAAATATCGCGGAAAGGTTTAGTTTCAGCTTGTTGACGGACGCGCCCGACATTCCTTTATTCTCTGTCACATCGTCGAAAACCTTTTCAAGCGTCATGCCGAGGGCGGCAGCTATCTTTTGGGCGGTTTGCCCTCTGCAAGTTTCGCCGCGTAAAACTCTGTAAAAAGTACCGCGTTCAAGCCCCTTGTCCTTGATAAATTTCTCTTTGCCGTATTCATCAAATGTTGTATTGTCCTTTAGTTTGAAAGAGCGTTCAAGATTGCCGCTTGTCTGCAACTCACGGAAAAGGCTGTCGAGCATTTGCGGGGTTATGTCTTTCAGCTTGACCCGTCCTATGCGCGGGATAACGTGGTTATATATGCCTTGCATATAACCTTTTAGGATATTCGGCTTTAAGGTATTCGGAGCAATCGTTTCATAATACCATTGCGCCAACTCTGAAAGCGTCCTGTTTTCATCAAGAGCGACAAAACCCCTTATCTTATCTTCCCACTTGACGGCGAACTCACGAGCTAATTTTTCAGCCTTTGAAGCTGTCACATTATCAGGCGGGCGAAAAGTAGTTGTTTTCTTTTGTTGCTTGCCCGTATCGTCATAACCCATATAGGCAGTTATCGTGAATGTATCGCCCCTTTTACGGATAGAAGCCATGAACTTTAACCCCCTTTACGTTTACTCATATCATTGTGGAACTCTTTTTTTGCTGCTTCCAATTCTTCTTTTTCCGGGTGTATTTTTATTGCTTCAAGCAAGCGCAACAATTCGTCGCGGTGAATGCTTTGAACCATATCGGCTGTAATATACATCGCCGAGTTTGTTTTGCCCCAGTTGTCGGCGTATGCTCCTGTTTCAATTCGGACAGTCTTTGAGCCGTCGGCAAAATAGAAAGTGCCTGAATTGAGTATATAGGCGATTGCTTCTAACGCTTTTAGCCCTTGCGGCGTAGATAACAGACGGTTAAGACCGTCAAGCCCAACAGTGGTAATTTTATTATCATATTCATCGTCGCCAACATCGCGCAATACATAATCAAAAGTGCCTTTCCCCGTGAGTGCGGCGACGGCGGCGGTTGATAACCCTGTCCGTTGCTCTATATAGTCCACGTTATCGCGTTCGGCTTGTATTTGCTCTTGCAGGTTAAAACGAGTGAAATTAAGCGCAATCGTTTCTTCATAAGTCCGTTCATATAGCGGTTTTGCTGAAATCTCCACAATATCATCATAAAGATATTGCCTGTCGAGCAAGTCGAGCGGAGAAATTTCAAGAACTTCACATAACCGCGCAAGTATTTCAAACGACGGCTGTATTTTATCGTTTTCCCAATTCGTTAAAGACGTAGGCGCACACTTCAAAACGGCGGCAACTTCCGATTGCTTCAACCCTTTTTTCATTCTTGCAGCTTTAAGCCGTTCACCGACTGTATTCATAACTCAACACTCCTTTACGTTACCTAACGATAGTATATCTCAATTGCGTTGTGCTGTCAATAGGAAAAGAAAACAAATTTCATTTGTGATTTGCTATTGATATCTCAATTGCGTTGTGGTATAATGCAGTCAAGAGAAATGAGTTTATCGGAGGGGTTAGTCGTGGAAACAGATACAAAAACGATTATGACAATAAGGCAAGCGGCGCGGGAATACGGCTTTCCCGAGTATGGCTTGCGTAATCTCATAAAGCGCGGGGCGTTCCCCGTTATCCGTTGCGGGAACAGAAGTTACATAACCCGGAATGCTTTTGAGGAATTCATTCAAAAAGGCGGCGAACGGTACAATGCCAAACTTTAATATAACTTTATGGCAAGCTCCCGGACGACGCGGCATAGGCGATAATGCGCGCGGGTTTATAAAAGCCGTAACCATCAAGCCGGGCGATACCGCCGCCCTTGCCGCCGCCGTCGAGTTTGATAACTGCCCCGGACTATACAAGGGCGGTTATAGGACGGGCGACAACTTTCAAAAGGCTAATTGTATTCTTGCGGATATTGATAATACACACAGCGACGACCCCGCAGAATGGCGCGACCATAACCACGTTATAGCCGCAATGCCGGGCGTGGCGTTCTATTGGTATCCGAGCAGAAACAATATGAAAGAAAAAGACGGACGCTCACCGCGACCGAAAGAGCATTATATATTCCCGATTGACGAAACCACAGAAGCGGACGAATACACGGGCTATATGAAATGGCTAATAGAAGCGTTCCCCAAACTTCACTTTGACGAGATAGTAAAAAGCGCGGCGCAACTCAATTTTGGAACGGAAAAACCGCAAGTTTCTTATATTCCCGGTGAACTAAGCATTAACAAATTTATGGAACAGTTAGCTACCGAGAAATGGGAGAAACAGGTGCGGACGGTACAAGTCCCAAAATTCGCGGACGTTATCCCCATCGGGCAGCGAAATAAAACGCTTTCCCGCTTTGCCGCCGCCGTATTAAAGAAATACGGGAATGAAGACGGCAAGGCATACGCCGCATTTAGAGAAAAGACCGTCACTTGTGAACAACCGCTACCAGATAGCGAGCTTTCTACAATATGGCGTAGCGCGGAGGGTAATTATACCCGCAATACGAGCAAGCAGCCGGGATATATTCCGCCCGCCGAATATGTCGCCGCTGACTTTTCTAAAAGTCTTGAACCGTCCGACTATACGGACATAGGGCAGGCAAATGTTATTGCGGGCGTATACGGCAACAAGTTGAAATTCACCAAAGCGACAAACTGGCTTACATACAGCGGCGAAGTATGGCAGGAGGACGAAATCAAGGCGCAGGGGCTTGCGCAGGACTTGACCGAACGGCAGCTTAAAGAAGCCCGTGGGCGCGTACGCAATGCGCAGAACGCTTTGAACAAGGCGACCGAAGTCGGGGACGAGGGCGAAATCATTGAAGCAAAAAAGCGACTTAGCCGCGAAGAAGCGTTTCGGGCTTACGTCCTATCCGAGCGTAAAACTGCCAAGGTATCGGCGGCATTGACCGAAGCCCGCCCAAAGCTGCAAATTGCCGTTTCCGACCTTGACGCAGACGGTTATTTGCTGAATACGCCGGGCGGCACGGTTGACTTACGCACGGGGGAAATGCGACCCCACAACCCCGCAGATTATTGTACTAAAATAACCACCGTTGCGCCGTCAACCGAGGGGGCGGAACTGTTTGCGGAATTCTTGCAGCGCGTGACCTGCAATGATAGCGACCTTGAACGCTATTTGCAGGAAGTCGCCGGAATGTTTACCGTCGGTGAGGTTTTACGCGAAAATCTGATTATTGCTTACGGCGAGGGCGGCAACGGTAAAAGTACATTATTCAACCTGCTTGCCCGTATCATGGGCGACTATGCGGGCGCGTTATCCGCTGAAACCCTGACTGTAAATTGCAGAAAAAATAAAAGCCCGGAATACGCCGAATTGCGTGGCAAGCGAATAATCATCGCGGCAGAACTTGAAGAAGGGATGCGCCTTGATACATCGACCGTTAAAAAGCTATGCAGTACAGACCCGATTTTAGCGGAAAAGAAATATAAAGACCCGTTCACTTTCACCCCGTCGCATACCGTAGTGCTATACACAAACCATTTACCTAAAGTCGGAACGACTGATAAAGGCACATGGGACAGGCTTGTTACAATTCCGTTCAACGCCAATTTCCGGGGCATGAAAGGCGAAGTCCTTAATTACGCCGATTATCTGTTCAACCATGCGGGCGGTGCTGTCCTTGCGTGGATAATCGAGGGGGCGCGTCGCTTCATCGCAAACAACTACAAAATCGAAATGCCGGAGTGCGTCAAAGCGGCAATCGGTGCATATCGCGCAAATAACGATTGGCTTGATAATTTCCTTGCCGAGGAATGCGAAATTGACAGCGGCTATTCGCAAAAGTCCGGCGAACTGTATCAACGCTACAAAACTTATTGTGACAGCACGGGCGACTATCGCCGCAGCCTTGCAGACTTCAAAACCGCATTAACGACGGCGGGCTATGAAACCCGTAAAACGCGCTTAGGGGCGTTTATATACGGTTTGCGCGTAAAGTCGGAATTCGCCGAAGTGGACGAGCCGACACCATGGGACTAACCCTTACGGCATGGGGAGTGTGACGACCAATGACGATGAAATACAAGAGTTTTCAAAATGTAAAAAAGCGTCCCCGTAAGAGAGGTTTTGTAAATGAGCGTCATTCATCGTCACCCCCCTTTTGACGGGAAAAACCGAGCGGAAGAACACCGACGTCGGGGCTTACTTTTCCCCCGCATGGACAAAAAGTTTTCACAGAACAGCAACCGCGAAAGGAGGTTTTCAATAAATGGGTATCTTATCCAACCTGTTCAGACCCAAGCAGCAGGAGCGACGCGCGGTAATCGAAATAAATAACAGCTTTACCGCCTTTTCCGGCACGGCATACGCAAGCGCGACATTCCGGGCGGCGGTTGACGCAATCGGCAGACACGCCGGAAAGCTCACGGCGCACAGCGATGACAAGGGGCTTGAAATCCTGCTCCATGCAACCCCGAACGAGTACATGACCCCGTATGACCTGCTCAGTAAAACGGCGGCGGCATACTTCACAAGCAACAATGCCTTTATCCTGCTGCAACGCGAGCAAAGGGGTATCCGCAATGTGTACCCCCTCACGCCGTCAAGCGTGGAATTTACCCCCGGCACGGACGGGCAGTTATACATGACCTGCCTTTTCCATGACGGCAAGCAGGCGACTTTCCCATATGGCGATATAGTCCACTTGCGCCGCCACTTTTACGGCAATGACCTTTTAGGCGACGGTAACGCGCCGTTATTCCCGCTATTGGACACGGCGCAGACGCTCAACCAAGGTATAGCCGCAAGCGTCAAAAACGGCGTGAACATTCGGGGCGTTCTCAAATTTACGTCGCTTGTCAATCCCGAGCAGGTACGCCGGGAAAAGGAACAGTTTGTCGCCGACTATTTCAACCCGACCAATTCCGGCGGCGTGGCGGCGACCGACCAGCGCTTTGACTTTATCCCGACCAACACAACGCCCTACACCATACCGCAGGAGCAAATAGAAGCCGTGAACCGCCAAATATACGACTATTTAGGCATTAGCCCGAAAATCGTATCCGGCAGTTATAGCGAGGACGAATTTAGCGCGTTCTATGAAAGCGTTATTGAACCGTTCGCCTTGCAACTGTCGCAGGAATTTACACGCAAGGCGGGCGCAGAAATCACGTTCACGGCTGAACGGCTGGAATTTTCCAGCGCGGCGACCAAGATAAAGCTATTGCACGAAGCCGCCCCGTTAGGGTTAATGACGCTCAACGAAGCGCGTAAATTGTTAGCCCTGCCGCCTGTCCCTGACGGCGATAAACGCTTGCAGTCCTTAAATTATGTATCAGCGGATAAAGCAAACCAATATCAACTTGAAAGCGAGGTATCAGAAAATGAAACAGCAAACACGGGCGTATAACGTCCACGCGGACAGCGACAAGCCTTTAATCGTGGAGGGCTTGCCTATCGTGTTTGACCAACCCGCCCAAATCGGGGACATTACGGAGGTTATAGCCCGTACCGCGCTTGACGGCGTGGACTTGTCAAACATCACGTTACAAGTCAATCACGATAACCAGTCAATCCCCCTTGCGAGAAGCCCCGAAACAATGACGCTCACAGTCACGGAAAAAGGGCTTGCAATGACCGCAACCCTACCCGACACGGAGCGCGGGCGCGAATTGCATACCGCAATCAAGCGCGGGGACATAGCGCAAATGTCGTTTATGTTCGATATTGCCGAAAGCGAATATAACGACCAGACCAAAACCCGGACAGTTACCAAAATCGGCAAGGTATATGAAATTTCAGCAGTAACGCGGGCGGCATACCCGCAAACAAAAATCACGGCGAGAGCCGAAAAGCAGGAGGAAAAAGAAATGTTTAACCCTATTACCGCAAGCCTTGAAAAGGGCGCAAGCAATCCCGACACCCACGCGACCCCCGAATATCGCACGGCATTTTTCAAGTCCCTTTTGGGAAAGGAACTGACCGACGGAGAAACCCGCGCATATCAGGCGGCGCAGGCAGAAAAACGCTCTGACACGTTCAACACGCTGTCTAATTCGGCGGCGGTTATCCCCATGCAGACCCTTAACGAGGTTATATCACAAGCGCGACCCGTGGGCGGTTTGTTCAACGAAATACGCCTGTTCAATGTTCCGTCCAACCTGTCCGTACCCGTGGGAACACCCACAGACGCGGCAAGCTGGCACACCGAGGGCGCGGCGGTTGAGCGCAAGAGCGTAACAGCAACGGCGGTAACATTCACCGGGCGCGAACTTATTAAAATCCTGTCTATGTCGGCAGCGGTGAAGCGTATGGAAATCGCGGCGTTTGAAAGCTACCTGACGCAGGAACTCAAAAACAGCATTTCCGACGCGATAAATGCGGCTATCGTGAGCGGCACAGGCGCAGGGGCAGGACAACCCACAGGCATTTTACCCGGCATTACATGGGACACGACCAACAGCATTGAAACGGCAAGCCTAACCGCCGACAATCTGCTTGCGGCAATCGCCAAACTTCCCGCAGGCTATGCGGGCGGCGCAAAATTCGCAATGTCCACAGCAACCCTTTTCGGGCAGGTGTACCCGCTCAAAAACGGCGAGGGCGACTATATGTTTACCGACAACGAGCGCGGCGGCGTTCATCGCCTGTTCGGGTTTGAAATCGTACTTGACGACAATATCCCGGCGGGAACGGTGCTTTTCGGAAACTTCCGCTATTACGGCGTGAATGTCCCCGAGGGCGTGGCGGTTGAGGTTAGCCGGGAAAGCGGCTTTACGTCCGGGCTTATCGACTACCGCGCTTTGTGTATCGCCGACGGCAAGCCCATTGTCCCCGGCGCGTTTGTCAAAATCGAGGTTGACGCGGCATAAGGGAGCCGCTAATAGCGGACACCCTTTGAACGGAGGTTAAGACCATGATTTTCAATATAGACGAAGCCCGCGACATTTTACGGATAGACGGGACGGACAACGACGAAATCATTTACCCGCTTATCCAAGCGATACCGCCCTACTTGACCGAAACAACGGGTTACGTTGCCATGGGGGACTATTCCCCCGTGGCACGGACGGCGGCGCGGTTTATCCTGCAACAATGGTATTACGGCGAAAACGCCGATACGGACAAATTACAGCGCGTCATAGACTGCCTGTTAAAGGCGTTGAGCGCAGAAAGGGCGATATTATGACGCAAGAGCAATTCTATCATTCCCGCGCGTGGAAACGGCTTTCAAGGGCGTTTATGTCGTCCAAGTCCTATATATGCGAGCGTTGCGGCAAGCCCGCCGACATAGCACACCATAAGACGCACATAACCGCCGCCAATATCACAGACCCGGAAATCACGCTCAACGCCGCTCATCTTGAAGCCCTCTGTCTGAATTGTCACAATACCGAGCATTTCAGCGCGGGCGGCGCGGTATGCAACGGGCTTGAATTTACGCCGGAGGGCGAAATCAGAAAGGAGCAGCCATTATGAAAATCAAGTATGAAAACGAGCGCGCAGCTATCATAAATGCGCTATGCAATGAAATAGGCGAACTTGCACAGGAGATTGAAAAAGAGCGCGAAACAAACGGTTTTACCTCTCAATACCGCGCCTTGTCAAAAACCTATAACGACGCGACCAAGCATTATTTGAACCTTGTCAAAGAGGTTGAAGCCGAAAACGCCGCCGAGGTTGACCCGCTCAAAGAGTTTAACACGCCGTCGCCCTATGACGAGGACGGGCGCGGACTGCTTGTAATATGAACTACATCACCGAATACAACGCAAAAATCCAGTCCGGCGAGATAGCGGCGTCAAGGCGGGTTAAGGCGGTATATGCCCGCCTTGCGGCTGACACGAATTCAATTCGGGGCGGGTATATGTTCGACGAAGCCCGCGCCAACCGCCCCATTGAGTTTATAGAGCGGTTTTGCAAGCACTCTAAGGGCGAATGGGCGGGACAGGGTATTCGGCTTAAACTCTTTCAAAAGGCGTTTATTCAAGCCCTGTTCGGCTTTGTGGACGCTCAAACAGGGTTACGCCAATACCGGGAAAGTTTCTTCCTTGTGGGACGTAAAAACGGCAAGTCAACCCTGCTTGCGGGGCTTGCCCTATATATGCTCACGTCTGACGGCGAGGGCGGCGCGGAGGTGTATTCAACGGCGACCAAATACGCGCAGGCGCGGTTATTGTTCGATGAAGCCCATAACATGATAAAGCAGTCGCCCGAACTGTCGAAGCACTTCAAGAAGCGTAAAACCGACCTTTATTATACGCCGTCAATGTCCAAATTCCAACCGCTGGCGCGGAACTCTGACACGCTGGACGGCTTGAATTGTTCCTTTTGCGTTATGGACGAACTGCACGGCGTGAGGGATAGGAACCTTTACGAGGTTATGCGCCAATCGCAAGCCGCCCGCCGTCAACCCCTGCTTGTGATGATAACAACCGCCGGAACCGTGCGGGAATGTATTTTTGACGATATGTATAGCCACGCGGCACAAGTCGCCGACGGGATAATAAAAGACCCGCGCTTTTTGCCTATCCTCTATGAACTGGACGACCGCGCCGAATGGACGAACCCGAAAGCGTGGGTTAAGGCGAACCCCGCTTTATGCTCAATTAAGAAGCTGGACGACCTAACCGCCAAGGTAGAGCGGGCGAAGCAGAACCGCAACGAACTATCGGGCGTTCTTTGCAAAGAATTCAACGTCCGGGAAACGGTAAAAACGGCGTGGCTTTCCTTTGACGATATAAATAACGAGGAAACATTTACCCTTGACGACTTCCGGGGCGCGTACTGCATCGGCGGCGTTGACCTGTCAATCACGACCGACCTAACCGCCGCAAGCCTGCTATTTATGAAGCGCGGGGACAATAAGAAGTACATAACGCAAATGTATTTTCTGCCCGCCGACAGACTGCAAGAGCGCGTACAGCAGGACAAAATCCCTTATGACAAATGGTTTGAACGGGGGCTATTGCGCCTATGTGCGGGCAATTCGATAAACTATTCCGACGTTACAGCATGGTTTGCAGAAACCGTCAAGCAATACGACCTTTTCCCGGCGTGGGTTTATTATGACAGCTATTCGGCGCGGTATTTTGTAGAGGAAATGACGCTGCAAGGCTTTAATATGGTTAGGTGCATACAGGGTGCGAAAACTCTGTCCCTGCCTATGCAAATGTTAGGCGCGGACTTGCAGGCGCACAGGGTTATTTACAATAACAACCCTATATTGAAATGGTGCTTGACGAATACAGGCATTCAGACCGACCGCAACGGGAACATTGTCCCCATAAAAAACCAATCGCCCCGACAACGAATTGACGGAGCGGCGGCGTTACTGGATTGTTACGTCGGGTTATATGAGCATTACAACGAATTCATAAACGCAATTTAGCCCTATATTGAATTGAGGGCTTGCCGAAAGGGGCATTTTTATGAAGCTGAAAGATAAAAAAATCGAGATTTTAGCCGTTACGCACACACAAGACCCGGACGGCTATTCGATTGAAACATTAACCCCCATATCCCCGCCCATGTGGGCATACTTCCGGCAATTATCAGGAAAAGAGGTTTACGCGGCTATGTCCGTACAGGCGACCGAGGAAGTTTTATTCGTTATTAACTGGCGGAACGACATTACCACGCGGCATATTATTCGCTTTCGCGGCGTGGACTATGATATTACCCGCGTTGACACGTTCGAGGGGTACAAAAGCGACTTGACGATATATGCGAAGAAAAGAATATAAAAGGGACGGAATTCAATACCGCCCCTTGTGCTTTAACAATCGAGGGTAGAAAGCAATACCTCTTTTGCGCGATTCCCTGAGATTATAGAGCGTTCTAACTCGTCAATTGATTGAATAACTGTATTTCCGATTTTCTCAACTATTGCACGATTTTTTGGCAAAGGTATTGGAATTTCTGCTATCACATCTGGCTCTAAGTGTTCTTGATTAGTCCCGTAGGCATTCTTTAACATTAAACTTTGCCCTAATTCACTTTGTAAGAACTCATACAAATAGCCGCGCAAGGAAACATCTTCAACAACAATACGAATTAAATTATTAGTTGCCACATGCCCGTCATGTTGTGAAAGGGCGTATGTAACTCTACCGAGCGTCCCTGAATCCGAAACCAATATATATCCCTTGTAAATCGTAAGAGCGTCAAGTTGTTTCTTAACCTGTGTACTTGCTAATGCGCTGTCCAAATACTTTACATTATCGGAGTTAAGTTGAGTTAATGCCGTTCCTGTAAAGTATTTCCTTATTGTGGGGCCGCTTGTTACACCAAGTGCGGCATAAGGACGTTTGAAACGGGGGCCATTAAATACACTTGCCAAATCCCCCAGACGGTGTATTTCAAAATCTTCCCTTTCTCCAAGCGTAAGAACCTTTCTAAACGCTGCATTGTGTTGAGGCAAATAGTGAACTGGATTTAATGAAAGAGAATCGGAATCCAATTCAGAAAAAGCGACGGTATAACGGAATTCACTTTCAACTAATGCGCCGTTTGTGAAATCATGATAACTATTTGCTATTTCCGATAAGTCCTCATCTAAAATATGTTGCCCGTTTTTAATTACCGGGTTACCCTCTGAATCTTTTTTGAAAATAGCTTCTCCGCGGCTTGTTTGCCCGACCTTATTTGAAATTGCCATAAAAATACGATAATCGGCGGGCACTTTTTTTGTTTTCTTGAAGAAAATGACGGACGCTTTCGACCCGCAAAAAGGCTCAAAAGTATCTTCATGCAGGTTAATAACTGCGAGTATTTGTGCATTACGGCATAGTGTTTTTCTTATTGATAATGCTTCTCTATTGTCAAGTTGACCCTTTGCCATAACAATACCGACAATACCGTCCTCTTTTACCCACTCCAAACATTTTTCTAAAAACAGCAATTCGGGGGCGACCCCCTGCCTATCATTTAATTTGTCTGTGTAGGACAAACTACCGTCATCGCCAATATCCCATTGATACCCGTTCTTGTATTGCTGTAGTATGATCGGCTCTTTAATTCGCAAATCATGCCCAGAACCAAACGGAGGGTTGGTTAAAATGATGTTTGGCTTGCCTAAACCGCACAACTCAACGAACCGAGCGGATAACTTGCTCACTTTATCAAGACTGTTAGCGTGTTCTATGCCGCCGTGCCCGTCTTTCCCCAAGAGCATATTTGCCTTTGCAATCTTCACCAGTTTAGGTGAAATATCAATACCGAAAAGCTGGTGAACGACGTTTCGTTTCAACACTTCTTTTGCGTTCGCTGTTCTTGAAGAACGGTCAATAGAGTCAAAAATATAATTCATAGCCGTAAGTATAAAGCCTCCACTTCCGCAAGCCGGGTCAAGTATTATGTCGCGTTCCGTCGGGGCGGCCATTTTCACCATCATATTTACAACAAGACGGTTTGTGAAATACTGTCCGCGTTCACCTTTAAGGTGAGAAGCGACATATATCTCATATGCTGTTCCTATTACGTCGTGCGGGGAATCCATAAAAGAATACTGCTGTAATTGCGAGATAACAACTGCTAACTGCGAGTTTGACGCCGTAATTTCTTCTGTCGGCGAAAAAACGTCTTTGTATCTATCCCTAACCGCATTGAATAACTTTCTGACGCGAACACATGCTGCGTCTTTCATACGGTCGTTTTCAAATTCTTCCGGCGTTATGTGGAATATACATTCTTCATTTGCGCTTGACTCGTCCTCAATCTTTGACAGGATTATTCTAACCATATCTAAAGCGATATCCTCTGAATCAATTCCAGAGCGATAAATAGCATTGTGACAACGGCGAAAAGCTAACTTCAAGTCAACAGGTACAATCAAATCGCTTTTTTTATATTTACCTATGCTGTCCCATGCTTGTTGATATTTTGGTATACCTAACCAAGGGTTAATAGCGCCGGTTGATAAATCTTTGCGGTAAAAGTCTATTTTATTACCATTTGTCCAAAAGCCACCCTGCGCGGACGTAGCACTCATATAAGAGTTTAACTGACCGTCGGAATCTAATATTGTTGGAGCTTTTACTTCCGCAATAACGTATATGTCGCCTTGATTATTACTTGCACAAGAAGCGGCGGTGTTATATATAACAATATCAGCGCGTTTTGTTTCTCGTCCCATGTTGATAGCGCGTTCAAGGCCTATGTGCGACACAGGATAACCAAATTCGCGATGGATAATTTGAACCATTTTTTGCCGTATGCGTTCCTCCGGCGTGTTAGGACGGCGCGCGTCATTATCAAGATAATCTATTATCTTGCCCTGTGCGTCTAATGTAATTTGAAATTCTTGCGCTTCAACCCAGCTATCAGTTTCAGCCATTGTATAACCCCCACATATTTTTACTGCAATACAATTTATTATAACACACTCTCTAAAATATCGTAGTGGTTTTTCAAATTATTTTATTCTCTAAAATATCGTTCAAATATGAAAGAGCATATATCGCGTTATCGCGGATTATCTTCAAGTATCATTTTGCAGATCTAAGCGACAAACAAGCGACAAAACGAAAGATAAACAGGCTATAAACCTTGATACTACAGGGTTTATGGCGTGTTTTATATAGTCTTTCTCAAACAGCATATAATATTACCAGGTTATCACCATCAACTCCCGTTGCAAGGTTTGTAACCGATACTCCATCGTTATCATAAGTTGGAGTTGTTGCATTTTTGTTTTCATCCCAGCCT